TTTTTTTATAATTATATTATATAATATAAAGTTTATTTAAAATGGTACGAATTATAACTAATGATAATATAAAAGACGCTGTTAATTTATGGTGTGATAATAAAGATGAAGCTATTGAAATTTATGGTAATATTATTAGCTTGTGGGATGTGTCACGTGTAACTGATATGAGTAATTTATTTAAAGATAAAAATGAGTTTAATGATGATATATCTAAATGGGATGTTTCTAATGTTACAAATATGAGTAATATGTTTTCTTTTACAGAATCATTTAATCAACCTCTTAATAGTTGGAACGTTTCTAATGTTACAAACATGAAATTAATGTTTTCTCGTGCAAAATCATTTAATCAACCTCTTAATAGTTGGAACGTTTCTAATGTTACAAATATGGAAGGTATGTTTGGTGTAGCAGAATCATTTGATCAACCTCTTAGTAATTGGGACGTTTCTAATGTTACAAATATGATGGAGATGTTTTGTTGTGCATATTCATTTAATCAACCTCTTAATAATTGGAACGTTTCAAATGTTATAAATATGAGATATATGTTTTCTTGTAAGAAATTTAATCAAGATATTTCAAATTGGAATACATCTAGTGTTATTAATATGGAAGCTATGTTTTTTTGTGCAAAATCATTTAATCAACCTCTTAACAATTGGAACGTTTCAAGTGTTACAAATATGTATGAAATGTTTTCTGATGCAGAATCATTTAACCAAGATATTTCAAATTGGAACGTTTCTAATGTTACAGATATGGATAGTATGTTTTCTCATGCATTATCATTTAATCAACCTCTTAATAATTGGAACGTTTCTAATGTTGAAGATATGTCTTCTATGTTTTATAAAGCAAAATCATTTAATCAACCTCTTAATAATTGGAACGTTTCTAATGTTACAAATATGAGGTTTATGTTTTATGAAGCAAATTCATTTAATCAAGATCTTAGTTCTTGGAACGTTCCAAATGATACATATATGTTTTATATGTTTCAAGGTGCAGAATCATTTAATCAAGATCTTAGTTCTTGGAATATCGATTATAAAAGACTAGGTTTACCTTATAATGAAATTAATGTAGATGAAATTTCAACACAACTAGCTAAATTTGAATTAGATAAAGAATGTCATATTTGTCAGAACACTGAAACAAATAATAATATTATTAAAGTAAATTGCTGTAATAATAATTATCATAAAGATTGTTTAATAAAATGGTTGAATATTAATAAGACTTGTCCTACTTGTCGTAACGAATTTTAATTTACACATTTTAATTTATCATCATTTTTATGAACATTTCCAAAATAATTTAATTTACAGTCAACTGCTGCTTCTTTTAAATTTTTTTCAAAAACGGAAATTATCTCATTTTTTTTATATGCCATATTTAATATATATTTATCTATTGTCATTTTATTATTAGGATGTACTGCTACATAAATATATATATCAACGTGTCTTTTACCTTTTGGAAGATCCTTATGTGAGCAAAATCTAACACCTCGCCCGATAACTTGTTCTAATCTAGATAAGTTCCAATAAGGTTCCATAATATGTATTTCGGATACTCTTAGTAAAGAGACCCCTTCTTTAATAGCGGGTGATCCTAATATAATTTTTAATTTGCTACCATTTTTATTATCATATTGATTAAATATGTCTTTAATTTCTTCTTTAACTTCGTGTTTCTCATCACCACTCCAAACAGCAAATCGTTTTTCTCCTTCACCGAAATCTTTATAATTTTTAAATCCGTGATGTTCTAGTACTTTAACAAAGGATCTAATACCACCATATTCTTTAAAATTAGAATAAATAAATATCGGTCCTTCTGATTGTTTTACTTTTTTTAAAATTTTATAAAATTTAATTGAATATTCTTTTAAATTACTCATTAATAACTTTTCCTTTTGTAATAAATTATATCCGTCTTTATTAATCTCTTTTTTAGGAAAAGCTATATTTGATATAATTCTTGATCCTATAAAAAAATTGTTAGGTAATTGTAATATATCACCCGTTCTAAATGGACCCTCTTCTGTAGCAACAGTTTTATATGATTTATACTGATAATCACTCATTCTACACTTAACTATCGTTATATTCTTCTTTGGAAATGATACAGGAGGAGCACCACGATAATAACTAATTAATCCTTTAGCTAATGCTTTAAACTTATTTAAGTTTTTAGTCTTATACACAAGTTCGTTTTTTGCATTCTTAGACGTTTTTAAAAATAATTCATTAAATCTTGTTCCTACTGGAAATTCATTCTTTAACTTAAGCAAATTTAATGTAAGTGCAATCTCTATTGGCTTATCAAACATAGGTGTTCCACTTAATAATACTATCCTTAAATCATCATGAGCTTTTTTTATACTATTGTAAATTGTATTGTAAAATGTACCTGTCTCTGAAACTACATTCTGTACCTCATCTATTATTAGTAATGTATTATTTAACTTAATCTTCTTGTTTTTTAACTTCTCCACAAATTTATTATAACTAAGTATCGTATAATATTTATTTATCTTCTTATCCACCTTCTTAATTATTTCCTTATACTTAGATTCATTCGGTTTATAATTACTTAACTTCTTTCTGTCAACTGGTTTCAAATACTCGTCTCCTGTACAATTACTCCTTAGCTCTTTGAAAAAATTACCCATTAATGAAGCTGGAGTAACAACAATTATATTTTTACTCTTTTTAAAATTTTCTGCAATTGATACAGCTGCACATGTTTTACCCGCACCAATTTGATGAAATAATAGTATTCCTTTATATGGAGTAGATGGATTTATAAATTCTGATACAAATTTTTGTGGTAACTGTAACTTAAATTTTGATGGATAACATATATCATCCGAAGTTAACTTATCATCCTTAATTTTATACTTTTTAAATATTTTATTAATCTTTTTATAAAAATCAATATCATCTATTTTAGGATATTTCACCATACCTTACTAATATTAAGATTTTATTTCTAATATAATTCCAAAATGATCCGACATTACATACTCCTTCTCAACATAATAATTCTTCACTTCTACATTTTTTACATACGCCCTGTCTATTCTAGATCTTATTTTATTATTTAATAAAGGATTCTCAACTCCATCATACGTATATTTAGTTTTATCAAAACCAAGATCATATACATCTATAAAATTATCATATTTAATTTTATCACAATCTTTTTTTTGTAAATTAGTATCTGATATAAAAACTACTTTATCAAATTTATTTAATAAGGTTATTGAATTATTAAATTGGTTTATTTTATTATTATTAAATTTATTAAACTCTGATTCTAGGTGTGTAGTGCTGATAATTATGTTATCTATTTCACAGTAAATCAGTGATCTCCTCATTTTTGAATTTTTAAATGAATAAATATTTTTATCTTTCATAATATTTTTTGAAATAATACATACGCCATAAAAATCTTCATCTAAATCAATATGAATAAAAGGATATTCTTTTTCTATTTTTTTATATATTTTAGATATTACATTTTTAGTTATTTCTTGAAAACATAAAACATCAAAGTTATTATTTTTAATATAATCAATTAGTATTTTAGTTCTTTCTTCTTTGATAAAGTTATCAAACCAAACATTTAAACTAAAAATTTTCATTTTAATATTATTAATTAAATAATGTTTAGATAAAATTAATAATATTATAATTTTTACAAATATTTTTTATTAAATATAACCGTCTTTCAAATGGAGTCTTTCCTTTTGCTCTTTTCCTCATATTCTTTATTGTTCTTTCGAATGATAAAGCCTGAATTTTTGATAAATCAGTTACTATTACTTTTGGAAACCATAATCCATCTTCTTTATTAATTTTAGTATATTTTGCACCACCTGATATTTCGTTATTATGTTGTCTTACTCTACGAACGACGTCAGTTGATACTCCTAAATAGGTTTTCTTATTATACGAATTTTCTAATAAATATAAACTCCAATAAGTTTCCATTAATATATATTATATACCAAAATTTGGTTTTAAATAAACAATTTTTGATTCATTATTTTCTAAATTAAGAATACCATAAACTGAATATTGTAAATTTCTAGGTACTGTTGCACTTGACATTACTGAAGCCAAAATTTCATTCATATTTATTTTACATGATTTTTCCAAAAAATTATTTTCATTTAAATCTATTTTACATGATTCTACAAAAAGTTCATCTTCATTACTATTTGCTAAATCATTATTATCTTCATCATTTATATCTAGTGATATATTTTCATTTATATCTTTAAATGTATACAATCCATGATTTTTATAATGATTATCTAATTTATATTTACTATTATCTGTATTTTCTCTTAATAAAAAAGCATAATTTGTTTCATCTTGATGACCTGATATAATTGTCATAATATTTAATTTATTTAATAATATATTAACAGAAGTATCAAAATGAACTGTTACATCAATAGCATTTTTTCCTGAATCAGAAAGTTCTTTTACAAAATTTATATTCGCAAAATCTGCCCATAAAAATCCTTTATCTTTCTTATCATTATTATCATAATTATTTAAATAAAATAAATAATTATTGTCTTTTAAAAAATCTTCAAATTCATTTGTATTCATATGCTTATCAATACCACCATGACAAAATTGATACCATTTTGAATTAATATTATTTGAATCATCACTTTTTATAAATAAAGCTAAAGGTAAATATCTAATTAATTTTTCTAATTTTTCTTTAGTAGTTTCACTTTCTTGATCTGTACTAATATATTGATTATTATTTTCAATAAGTTGGATTTCCATTTCTGTACCAAAATCATTTTTATCATATGTTATTTTTTCTTCATGATTACCATTTAATATAAAAATTCTTAAATCATCTTTATTATTGATATAAAAAAGTAAATAAATTATATACAAACATTCAATTCCAAATGGTCCTCTATCTACTATATCTCCTAAAAAAATAATATAATAATTATCATCTAATTTATAATCATTATTTAAAATTTCTTTTTCTTTTAAATGTTCAATTACAACCATTAATGAATGAACACTACTATGATAATCACCTAAGTATATGATTTTTGACTCTTTGGGTAAAACATATTTATTAACATAATCATTTTCATTTTCTAAATTAAAATATTTCTTATAAATATTTTCTATTTTCGGAATTAAATTATTTAATTGATTATTATTTACTAAATGATATTCCTCAAAAGTTTGTATTTGTTTATAAGTATCCTTTTTAATTTTAGCATTTGAACGATAATTCTCTAAATAATCAGATTTAATATTCTTTAAACGACTAAAAATATTTTCTAATTCTGATACCTCATCTAGTTCATATAAAGTATTTATAGAAGAAACTAACAAACCATTATCTTCATATACTTCATCTACAGTATTAATTGAAGACTCTTTATCATTAAATAAGTTACTAATATCAAAACTATTTTTATTTATATTATATGCATTCTGTGTTAAGCTACCTCCATAATTAATTCTGAATTTATATTTCATATATATATATCAATATAATATTATTAATATTATATACCAAAATCTGGTTTTAAATAAACAATTTCTGATTCATTCTTTTCTAAATTAAGAATACCATAAACTGAATATGGTACTTGTTTCGAAATTGTTGCACTTGACATTACTGAAGCAGAAATTGTATCCATATTTATTTTATATGAATTTATAAAAAAACTATTTACATCAGAATTTTTAGCCGAATTAGAAATATTTTTAAATGTTAATAAACCATGTTCTGGATAATTAATATCTAATTCATAATTATTATTATTGACACTTTCTTTTAATAAAAAAGCATAATTTGTAAAATCTTGATGACCAGATATAATTGTCATAATATTTAAATTATCTAAAATTTGATTTACTAAAGTACTACTATATGTCGTTCTACCACCATCATCTATAATAAAAGAATTATTATCATAATGTAAAAGTCTTCCATTACTATCTATAGTTGTTTTAACAATATCATCAAAATAGCTTGAATTTACATCTGCAAAATCAGACCATAAAAATCCGATTATATCGTTTACTCCATAATTTAATGAAAGAATTTTATCATTATTATCTAAAAAATTTTTTATTATTCCATTACAATGGTGCATATCTATACCACCATGACAGAATTGATACCATTTAGAATTAGAATCATCATTATTTTTTATAAATAAACATAATGGTAAATATTTAATTAATTTTTCAAAATCTTCTCTAGATGTACTTATCTGATGATTCATTTCTGTACTAAAACCATATCTTGAATAAGTATCTTCTTCTTCGTGATTACCATTTAATATAATAACTCTATAATCTTCTTGATTATTAATATAAAATAATAAGTAAATAATATATAAACATTCTATTCCATATGGTCCTCTATCAACTATATCTCCTAAAAATATAATATAATAATTATCTATTAATTTATAATCATTATTTAAAATTCCTTTTTCTTGTAAATAATTTATAACAACGATTAATGAATGAACACTACTATGATAATCACCCAAATATATTATTTTTGATTCTTTTGGTAAAAGTTTTTTAATAATATAACTATTTTTTTTTAATTCTACATTAGCATTTGATATATTTGTTTCAATATTTAATTTTTCATATAATAATTTAACTTTTGGAATTAAGTTATTTAAATCATTATCATTTACTATTTTATAAAATTTAATATGATAAATTAATTCATCTAAATAATAATCTATATTAAAATTAATATTATTTTCTTCATATGAATTTTCATAATTTGATTTATGAACCCTTAATTCAGAAAATATTGAATTTAATGAAATTACTTCATTTTCATATACTTTATTTTCATCTTCTGATTCATCTTCTGATTCATCTTCTGAATCTGAAAAATTAATGTTAGAATTTAAAAATCCTTCATCAAATTCGTTTTCTGAATCATATAAATCATACTCATTTTTTGTAGTGCCTCCATAAATAATTTTATATTTCATATATATATTTGACTATATTTAAATTTTTTATAAAAAAATAATATTTTCATTTAAATAAATAATATATGATTCATCTTTTTCTAAATCTAATAATCCATAAATTGAATATGGAACATTTTTTGAAATTGTTGCACTTGACATTACTGATACTAAAATTTTATCCATTTTAATTTTATAAGATTTTAATACATTATGGTCATCTGTACCTATTACTTCATAAATTATTTCATTTTTTAAATCTTCTTGTAAATTAATTTCACTATTAGATATTTCATTAAAAATATTTTTAAAATTCATTTTTCCATGAACTGAACTATCCTTAGAATCAAAATCATCAATAGGAAACTGTAAATCAAAATCATCATATAACTCATCCCTTTTACTTATACTTGAACTATTACTTGATTTAGATTCATCTAATAATTTATCTTTTGTATTATGATTTTTATAAGACAAATCAAAATCAAAATCATCATCATCATCATACATTTGTTCTCTTGGATTACTAACACTTATGGATGTACTAGATTTTTGTTCATCTAATTTATTATTAAATGTTAATAATCCAAAGTCTAAATAATTTTCATCAAATTTAAATAAATTATAATTAATAAAATTATCATCTTTTAATAAAAATGCATAATTTGTTTTATCTTGATGACCTGAGATAATAGTATTTATATTCAATTCATTCAAAATTTGATTAATCTGAATATTATTATGAAAAGGTCTTCCTGTTCTAGTATCAATTGGATTAAAATTAGAATTAGTAAAATTACCATAAAGATTATTTATTCTATATATATTAGAATTAATATTACAAAAATCAGACCATAAAAATCCTTTTGGTAAATTTATATTATTATAATCTAGTTTAATTAAACTATTACTATAATTATCATCTAAAAAATCTCTTAAAAAATTATTTTTTGTATGGTGATAATCAATACCTCCATGACAAAATTGATACCATTTTGATCCATTTTTTTTTATAAATAAAGCTAAAGGTAAATATTCTATCAAATTTTCTAATTTTTGTTTTAAGTCACTATTTAATTGATAATTCATTTCTAAATTAAATCCATACATTGAATACGTATTTTTTTCTTCATGATTACCATTTAAAATAAATACTTTTTCATCTTCTTGATTATTTATATAAAATAACATATATATAATATAAAGACATTCAATACCATATGGACCTCTATCTACTATATCTCCTAAAAATACTAAATAATGATTCTCAATTAATTGATAATTATTATCTAATATTTTATTATTTTTTAATTGTTGTATTACATCAATTAGTGAATGAATACTACTATGGTAATCACCTAAATAAATAATCTTTGAATTAGAAGGTAATATTTTTTTTATAATATAATCCTCTGAAATATTATTACCTGTTGAATTATTTGTAATTTCTGGATTAATATCTTTATAAATTTTAGTAACTCCATCAATTAACTTATCTAATTTTTCAAAATCAACTAACATATACTTTTCTAAAGTATACATTAAATAATTTACATATAAAAAATTTATATCATAATCAAAATTAATATCAAAATTAAAATTAAATCTATCTTTATAATTTTTTTTCTCTATTAATAAATTATTCTCTGAAATTTTTAATTCATTAAAATCTTTATTTAATTCATAATTATTTTTTAAAATATTATCCTCATTTATTGAATCAAAATTAAATTTAAACTTATTATAAAACTCATTTTTATTTCTTAAAAATTTATTAACTTTTTCAACTAATTTATTATGTATTTCATTAAACTCTAAAATTTTTTTTTCTATATCTTCTGAATCTAACTCTTTAAAATAATTTTTTTCTTTAGAACCTAAATTAATAATTAAATCATTCAAATCTTTTACACATTGATCAATACTTAAATTATTTGAATTAGATAATAACATACTTCCTCCTTCATACTTTATTTTGTATTTATATACCATATATATATATATATATAAATACTTAGATATATTATCAATACTTTACTTATTAAATGGATTTTTTTTAAATTTAAAATATACATCACGACATAAATTAACATCATCATCTAATAAACCATTTTTTGTAATATTTTCAAAAGATTCACCATTTAGTAATCTTAATATAAAATTTAATGAATATACACCACATTCTGAATTTTTAAACTGATGTCTGTTATGATTATATTCAACATTTAATTTAGACTCAATCTTATTCTTATAATCTTTATTCATAAAAGAATCTGTTAAATTTAACTCACTACACTCATTCTTACAATAATCCTTACTGTAACACCATTTACTTATTCTCTTTACTAAATTTCTAATTCGTTTTTCTGGTCTTATACCATACGAATCAAAAAAATAAATCTGATTTTTATCTAAATCACAAAATAATGCAACCCAATGACTTCCTGTTTGCCAATGCTCATCTAAATTAAAAACAAAACCTAGCCTTTTTATTCCTGAATTAAATAACTCATCATAATCTATTTCTCTAATTCCTACAAAAGGTAAATCATCAAAATCTATAGGAACAGCACCAAAAAATTTAAAATCTTTATATTTTTCCTCATATTGCGACATTACATCATTAATATGTAATGTGTTTAACCATTCAAATTTACCCTCCGGTCCATCTGGTCTAAATGTATTATTTAATATATCCTTGTCTTTCATTTTTTTTATAAAATCTTGTTTTAACCAACATATTTGATCATCACATACATTTTCTAAATTTCTAGTTAACTGTTTTAATAAATCCTTTTTATTGTCACTTATATTAATTTTTTTCCCTTCTACTCTTCCTTTATCTAAATGTAAATTGTATGCTATAGATATTTTTTTTAAATCTTCTATTGTAAAACAACTCCCATTATTATATTTTTTTGTTGGTGCACATTTATTATCCTCTACCATATAATTAATTTATATAAAAATTATTTTATAAATAATTTATATTCACCATTTTCTACTTGTCCAATTTTTATTACCTCCTTATTATAAATACATCCCATTTTTTTATCAATAAAACAAACTATACCATTAATTTCTTTCCTTTCTAAAATTGGTTCATTTTTATGAATTGCACTTGATAAATCAATATCTGAATCATTATCATCTAGATCTATCAAATTCTTACTTTTTGATTTTTTTTTTAAATCCTTTAAATATTTCTTTTCTAAATCATCATAATTAATATCATAATCAGTACTAATTTTCATTAATAAACTCTCATTCGATTTTATTATTTCTTCTAATAATTCTTGATGATAATTTTCTATAAACATATGGTACTCTGATATAAAATTATTTAAGTTTTTTGACATATTCTTGAAATTTAAATTAGTTTTCATTATTTAAATATAAACTTATATGTTTAAATAATAATGGATCTAATTTTGAAAAATGATAAATATAATCAATTACTATCAGAAATATCAAGTAATGTTGACCAAAGATGTAATATATGTAAAGAGGAAATATTAGTCGATTCATTTGAGTTATCTTGTAATCATAAGTTTCATAGTAATTGTCTAAGAAATTCATTTTATTGTTATGAAGAAGCAAAATGCCCACTATGTTCTATAAAAATTAACTTTAAAAATTATAAATCAAATTGTATTATAGAAAATTGTAAAAATAAAAGTTATAATTGTGAAATGCTTTGTAATACTCATTGTAATCAATACTTGAAAGCTATTAATAATCAAAAAAATAAAGAGAAAAAAATTAGAAATCAAAATATTAAAAAAATTAAAACTAAAATTGAAAAATTGAAACAAAAACAATTAGAAATTAGTAATGAAATATGTAAACTAGAAAGTGAAATTTTTGACTTAAACAATTATTAAGTATTTATATAAAAGATGGAAGACCAATTAGATTCTTTAAAAGATATCATTTATGATTATTTAGAAAATAATGAATTATATTACAACGACTTACAAGAATTTAAAAAAATTATTATCGAAAATATGGAATTTATCCATCCCAATTTAAATCATAAACTTATTGATAATAATTTTTTTAAATTAATTAATTTTAAATTAGAATATAATTTTAATGAAAAATGTAAAAATTTACATGATAAAAAATATACTCAAATACCAACTGAATATATTGATTTAGTAAATCATATAAAATATATTGCAGAATTACCACAACCAGAACAAAGGACCCAAGAATGGTTCGATATGAGAAAAAATATGATCACAGCTAGTTGTGCAGCTCAAGTTATTGGAGAAAATCCTTATCCAAACCAAGGTCCTGATGAATTTATATTAGATAAATTAAATTTAGGTCCACCATTCATTGATAATAAGTTTGTCCATCACGGTAAGAAATATGAAGAAATAGCGACTAAAATTTATGAAAACATTTATAATATAAAAGTGGATGAGTATGGGTTAGTTCCGCATATATCTAAACCAAGAATACCATTTATTGGAGCAAGTCCTGATGGGATAGCGAGTCACTATGATTTGGAGAATAATTTTTCAGATATGGTAGGACGTATGTTAGAGATAAAGTGTCCGTTAACGAGAAAGATAAAAACGAGTGGTGAGGTAGATGGAGAAATATGTCCGCATTATTATTATTGTCAAGTTCAGCAACAGTTAGAGTGTTGTGATTTAGAGTATTGTGATTTTTGGCAATGTTCATTACAAGAGTTTTATTCTAAGAAGGATTTGTTAGAGGATGAGACAAGATTAAATTATAAGGAGGAACAAGATAAAGAATTAAATGTTCCAATAAATTGTAGAATTGGTTATATAATCCAATTATTACCGAAAAATAAGATTACTAAATTTTGTTTATTTGATGCAAAATACATTTATCCAGATGATGTAAACAAGTCTATATTAGAATATGATTTATGGTTACTAGACGAAATAACTAATTTACATAACAAATATCCAGATTTGATGAAAAATTATGTTTTTGATAGAGTGTTGTATTGGAAACTAACTGTTTGTCATAATGTTAAAATACAAAGAAATCGAGATTGGTTTAAAGAAAAGTATCCCTTGTATAAAGAATTATGGAATCGAATTACTTTGTATAGATCAAATAAAAAAGAGTTAAATAAATTTATTACTAATTATAATAAAAATAAAAAAAATAAAGTTGTTGTAGAAGATAATGAAGAGAAGTTTATTGATACTGAGTCAGATAATGAAGAATCAATTGATGATAAACCTGATAAATCTAAGTTATTTGTTGATTCGGATGAATCTGTTTAAAATATATATATAATTTTGTATTATATATATATATGGAGTTTAATATTATTCCCAAAAAAAATGAATTTGGTGAAAATGATGATTTCAAAATTAGTACTTTACATGCGTTATTTGATTCTTATTTACAACCTAATTTAGGAAATGATCCTATAAAAAGTTTAAAATTTTTTAAGGAAGTATTATCAGAAAAAATAAATTTATATTCTAATGAATATGAAATTATAAATACAAGTATAATTTACGATCGAAGAAGTTTTGATATATATAGAGAAATAAATATTACTTATGATATTCTTTCTCCAAGTAAAAAAAGATATAATGAAAGAAATATTCAAATAAAAGATATTAAAATAAATATATTTGAAAAAAATGATCATCTGATGTACAACGGAAAAAAAATTTATTCTTTATTTGAATTTATAAGAGAATTAAGTAATATATATAATTATCAATATAATTTGTTTGATCAATTATTAATATCAAGTGGATGGAAAACTAATACAGGAGGTCATTTAATTAGTTTATATTATGAAAAAAAAAAATATGATTTATATGAATTAATTATTTTTAATAGTGGTGATGGAATAGATAATCACGAAAAATATGATGATAATTTTTATAATATTTCTAGATATCGTACTGCAACAGAAAATGAAGTAAAAGAAATATTAAATTTTTTTAATTTATTTAGTTGTATAATATTTAATTCTGACACTAATGTTTCAGAAATATATTATGAAATGATTGATCATTTTAATTTTGAAAAATCTATAGATAATAGTACAAATGAGTCATTAAAAAAAATTTGTAAACAATTACCTCAACTATCAGGATCTTGTACATATTTTGGATTTTATTATAATTTATTGTATATTTTACAAAAAAATGAAAAAAATTTAGAAGATTTTAAAAATGAAGTAATAATTTACGCACAAAAAGATATAATTAATTATTTAGAAAAAAAAGAATTTATAACTGATTTTGATAAAAATTATATTGATTTAATTAATATTGAAAAATTAGATGATAATTATTTAACTAAGTATAATGGTTTATATTCAAAATATAAAAATGATTTAAAAAAAGTTTTTTTTAATTATATTAATAATTCGATAAAAGACATTGAATTTGAGAAAAAAAATATTGAAATTTTTGATTTTAAAAATGAAAATATATATTATTTAATTGAAAAATTATTAAATATAGTAACAGAAATTTTTGAAAAAAAATCATATGATTATACAACAATTATGTTTATTATATCAAATTTAAGATATGTGTTAAATAAAGATGAAATTTTTTTTAATTTAGATAAAAATTATTTTGAGAATTTTGTTAATAATTTACATGAATTAGAATTTAAAATACTACTTAAAAATAAAGAAAATAATAATCATATCGGTGATTATTGTATATTATTTCAATTAATTTGTATAAAAGTAATAGAAAATAATGATTATTTAAAAAATCTTTTTATTTATGAAAATTTAGAATTAAAAAATGATTACTTTAACTATAATTTAGCAGATTTACATTTTATTAGTCAGATTTATATTAAACCTTTAGAAGAAAAATACTTTGAATTATATAAAAAATATTATAATTTAATAAATTTTAAATCTATAGAAAATAATAATTGGTATACTAAAAATAAAAAAAGAATATATCAATTTAATAAAGATGATTTTTATAAATTTTTTAAAAAAATTGATAATGATGATAAATTTAAAAAGAGTATTATAAAATTTGTTATGACAGCAGGAAATAGTAAATTTACAGATAAAATTATAAGCGGAATAAATATCTTAAAATTTAAAATTGAAATTGAATATGAATACTCTCCCTATAGTAAAGAAGTAAAAGATATAAATAAAATTGTATACATAAATGAACCTAATTATTGGAATACAGGATTAGATGACGAATTTAGTGATAAATTAAATTCATATTATTATATTAATCCTTATAAAGTTATAGAATTAATTAATGATCAAAATGTAAATAATATTAATTTATATTATGATACATTTTTTTACAAATCAGAAATATTAACTTTATCAAATTTAATACAACAAAAAAATAATACTTTTTTATTTGATGAATTTAACTTATTTAGATTTGATGTATTTAATGTTAACTTTAAAAAAAATGATATAATATATTATGAAGAACCTAAAAAAAATGGTAATGATATCATAAATTTTTCATATTCAAGTATTTATCAAAAAAATTATTCATTACTTCAAAATTTAGATAAAAAAAAATTATTGAATATTTTTAATGAATTAAATGATTTTTCATTATTATGTATAATAATATTATTATATTTTTATGATTATAAATTAGATGATGATTTAAAAGAAAAAATTATTAATTATAATATTAAAGAAAAAGAAATATGGAATTTTTCTTTTAATATTTTAAATATTTTAATTAGTGATGAAATCGATATTGATAAATTTAATAAAATATATTATAGTAATAATAATTTAAAAGGTTTATATGTATTAGGAGAGTTTGCAGAGCAAAATCTTACAATAAACCATGTAGAAGTATTATTATTATCGTTAATATTTGATAGATTTTTCGATGAAAATAAAGATATATTATTATTTAATATATTATTTAGTAGTATAGATTATAATAAAATTAAATTTAGTGATGAAAATATAAAGGAAATTCAACAAAATAATAATGATATTATAATAAGATATGAAAAATTTGAAGAAGTTTTTTTATATGTAAATTATAATAAATACACAAAATACTTAAATAATTTTATATTTAAAAAAAATAAAGATATTAAATTTTATACAGGGATAAGTAAAATATTTGATTACCAATTAAATTTAGAAGTATCAAATGATAAACTAATAATTAAAAGATTTATTAATAAAAATGAATACAGATTAATTGATAATGAAAATAATTATAATTTTGAATGGGTGAATCAACATAAAAATATATTAATATTTGAAGATGTTAATAATAAAGAAAATATAATAATTGAAATTTATACTAAAAAATATTTTGAAAATACAAATAATGTCTTTAGATTATTAATAAAAGAGAAAAATAAATTATTTCTAATAGATTCTAAAGGAAATCAAACTGAATTAATTAATGAAAATCATAATAAACCTATTTTTCAAAAATGGATTTATAATATTCCTTTTTCATTTTTATACAAAGATGGTTTTAAATATAAAATTTTATTTATGGATTTAAAGTATATGGATGATTATTTACATTCTGTTTGGAATAATCCAGATGATCTGATTATTTATCATAAAATAAAATATCAATTACCTATATTAACAGAAAATGATAAATTCTATTCAGCAGAAATTTCATATAATGGGTTAGAATTAATTTTTAATAATAAAGAATCAATGTACATTTATATTAAGTTATGTATATTTTTTAGTAAATCAGATTGTTTATATTCACTTATTAATAAGATTAATTTTCAAGAAGTTGAAATATATAATAAAAAATTAAAAAGTACTAAAAAAATAGAAGAAGTTAAATTATATGATAAACAATTATATTTTATTTTAAAATGTAAATTATATAATAGTCCTTATTCAGAATATTTTGAACAAATAATTAATATTAATAATAATTATAAAAATAATAAAAATTATTTTGTAAGATTAGATAGAGGCACATATTCTCAAAAATATAAATTATTAGAAAAAAATAATAATGATGAATATAACACAATAAGTTTAGAATTTAATAATGATATTGAAATTGTACCTTTTAATAATTTTACTAAAGAAATTGAAATTGTATCAAAAATTATAATAAATAGAAATAATAATTTAACTCAACAACAAAATGAATATTATACTACTATTTTAAATAAATATTCTTCTAATGAATATATAGGTAATGATATTAGATTATTTAGAGAAAAATACGAAAAATGTGATTTACAAAAATCTGTTATTTTACCTTTTAAAAACTTTTATGAAGATTTATTTGAAAAAGAAAATGAAGTTTTTGAAGCATTAGAAGATACAATAGTATTATCTATTGATAATATTAATACAATTATACTTAAAAATATAATTTTATTTTATGAATTACTTGATATCAAAATATTAAAAGAAACACTTTTAAAAATTCAAGGTAAAATTTTTAACCCATTCGATTCTCCTAGTTGTACAGAAGTAAGCAGAATATTTGATTCAATATACAATAAAGTATTATATACAGAAATTAGAAATAAAGAAATAATGTTATTTGAAATATTTTTCGGAAGTTATATTAGAAAAGAACAATATAGTATTTATAAAAGTATTTGTGATGAAATAGATGAAAATGAAAATCCTAAATATAAAATTTATCAATTATTAATGGGAAGAGGTAAAACAAGTGTAATATTACCATTGATAGCATTAAGATATATATTCAAAAATGATGACAATATAATAAATAATATAATTTGTTTACCTTCTCATTTGGTATCTCAAACATATAAGGAAATTAAAGATAAATATTCTTTTATGTTAAATCATTATCCTATATTTAAATTTTCAGATATAAAACGTAATAAAAAAAATAAAGAAAATGATAAAAAAAATATTAAAGAAATAAATGAAGATGAAGATAAAAATGTTAAAGAAATAAATGAATATAAATATGAAAAGATAAATGAAGATGAAGATAAAAATGAAAATAAAAAAATAAAAAGAGAACTTTTTTTTCTGAATTTAGATAATAAATATAAATATAAAAAAATTATTATTGCTGAATGTAATAGTTTAAAAGTATTAAAACTAAATCTTGTTGAAAATGATGATTTTGATTCGGATATTTTAAAAATGATTAAAAAAAGATCTTTATTAATTTTTGATGAATTTGATTCTCTTTATAATCCTTTAAACAGTGATTTAAATTTTCCAATAAATGATAAGAAAAATATTTATGAAATTATAGATGAATCTATTATTTATTTTTATTTAGATTTAATTGAATTTATATTTTCTAATTATAATGAAATAAATGAAATAAATGAAGAGATGCTAGATAATTTTTTAAAAAATAATAATTCCTATGAAAATGAAATTAATTTACTAAAAAATAAATTAATAAATGAAGTAAATATATTAGAAAAAGAAAATTCAGAGAATAGTCTATCTAGAGAAAAAAAACTATTAAATTTAAAAATTTTAAAAATGTACGAAATTTTAAAGGAATGTTTAAATTTAGTTTATAATAAAGATTATGGTTTTCCTACTATTAAATCACATGATGATTTAGAATTTGCAGTACCATACTCTCACGTTAATAATCCTGTTGAAAATTCTAAATTTTCAGATATAGACATAAATTTTTTTATGACTTATTTAACTTATATTAAATCAGATTTTAGAATTTATGATATCAAAAATATAATAAAAATTATACAAACTAAATTAAATCTTGTAAAAAAAATATTTAATGATAATAGTCT